CCCGCGCCCTGCGCCTGCGCCGCCTCGTAAGCGTTGTTCTGGCCGGTAGCCGAGCCAGCCAGCCCTTGACGGAGCCCCTCGTAGCCCATGCTTTGCGCACCGGCGCCGAGCGTGAATGCGTCGTTCTGCCCTTGCGTCTGGAGCCCAGCGTTGAGGTTGTTCGCGCCAACTTGGTATTGCAGCTGCTGCTGACCCTGGTTGAACTGGTTCGCCGCCGCTGCATCGTAGTTCGCCTGCCCGGCCATCGTTTGGCCGAAGCTTTGATCGCCACCACGGAGCTGCCCAGCGTAGCCAGCCGACATGCCCGCGCCCTGCTGGGCCGCACCAAGCGCCTGGAGCTGCTGCGCGCGATAAGCCTGGTCCTCTTGAGCTCGAAGCGTCGCCGCCGCGTTCGCCGCATTGCTCGAGATACCAGCGGCATTGAAGGCGGCTGTCCGAAGCGCCGCGCCGCCGCCGCCAGGTTGGCTCCTGGCAAAGCCGTATTGCTGTTTCGCGGCAAGGTCCGTGCCGGCCTGGAGTTGCGCCTGTGCCGCGCTGGGTCCCTGCTCGCGATTGGCGAACTGGTTGAGCGCCCCGGTCTGCTGCTGGAGACCGCCGAGCGCTGCGAGCTGGGCTTGTCGACCAGCCGCATCGGAGTTCTGGAGGTACCCGAGCCCGCCGCTCTGAACCTGCTGGATGCTGTTCGGCATCTTCTGCGTCGGTCCCTCGCGGAACTGCGCGCCTTCGCCCAGCGCGTCGAGCTGCTCCTGGCGTTGCCGATAGCGCTCGGACTGCTGCTCAGCCCAGCCGCCGGACGGACCGAGCCCATACGAGAAGTTGTTGCGGTTCGGCGTGTAGCTCGGCGCCGCCTTGTCGCCGTCTCCGCTCTTCAGCCAGCCGCCGATGCCGCCAATGAGGGCACCAGCTCCTGCGCCAATCGCGGTTCCGATGCCAGGGACAACCGAGCCGAGCGCTGCGCCCGTGGCTGCGCCTGCTCCTGCGCCCTTGAGTGTATCTCCTCCTCTGCTCATCAGACGACCCGATCCGCCGGCTTGAGGAGCCGGAAACCTTGGGGTTTCGCATCCGCTTCGATGACGATCCCGATGAAAGCCATGCCTTCGAGCGCGCTGGACTCGAAGATGGAGAACCGCAGCGCCGTCACGTCGCGCTGCTCGACGTTCCCGAGTTCCACGTCGAGGTAAACATCGTCGCCGGAGACGTAGTCCGGCGAGATACCCGTGTAGCCACGGGTGGTCGCTCGACTGCCGAGGTCCGTCGTCTTGGTGGCGCTCAGCGTGCAAGCGGAGCCCAGCACACCGAGCAGGCCGACCCGGTTCACGACACCATGGCCGAATGTGCCCCAGGGTCGGATGTCGCCGGTCGTGAGCTGCATCGAAATGGCCAAGCCGCCATCGCTGTGGAAGTCGTCGCGAACGCGGAAGGGGTGCCACTTAGACGCGCCGCCTGTGCCGACGGTCATCAGGGCCGGAGCCTGAACCGAGTCTCCGGACCACCCAGCCTGGAAAGTCGCCGGGTAGTCCGCGGAGCAGGTGTCGACCGAAAATGCCTGGTAAGCAACGTCGAATGTGATGACGACGCCAGACGTGGCTGCCTCGTCGGCAACGGCTGTCCATTGCACCACTTGCTCCGAGTTGTCCGCGCCACCGCGGGAATTGTAGCTTGAGCGCGCGCTGGTGATGATGGGGTACGTGCTGAGCGTGTCCAGCACCTGGCTCATCTGGATCGGCGCGCCAAAGCCGCGAGGTAGCAGCATCAAACCGCGGGCCGACTGGAAGAAGATGCCAGCGTCGGTCGCGTCTACGCTGCGCCAGTCGATGCAGCCCATATCGAAAGGCAGACGCGAGACGGAAAAGAACCCGTTCCCGGAAGCATCGGGCCCTTCGCCGCTGACGACGTAGATGCCCTCTTGCGTGAATGCCACCTGCGCGTCGCACCAGGCCATGCCCGTGCATGCGGACGGCAACGTAGCGCGGAATGCATCATCATCAGCGAACTCTGGCGCCAGGTGAGGCATGAACAGCTTGGACGCCTGGATGGTGTTCCCGGCAAACCCGCCGCCGCACCACAGCCGGTTTCCTCCGACGTTCGCAAATGAACACGCTGGGAACTGCGAGGCGGCTAACTCTTGTCCGATGTTGACGTAAAGCGCCTCGTTCTGAACGATGTCCAGATCGGTTGATAGGCTATCGGCGAAGTTGAAGTAGCCAAGCACGTCGCCGCCCGGGGAAGCGTCGAATTTGCCGACGAGGTAGTACACAGTGCCGTTGGTGAGCGTGCGGTAAACCTTGCACGTGACTTGGCGACGAGACCCCAGCTCCATCGTCGACCACCGGGTGATGATGGTCGTGTTGGGGGCCGCAGTAGTGGCCGAGACGGGCAGCGCGGGTGCGCTTCGTTCCTCCACTCCGCCCACGTTGCTCACGAAAACAGCCGTGTACTTGTAGCTTCCGCCAGCAGGCAGCACGCCGCCTCCGGCCACCGAAGGAGCAGCGAGCGAAACGGGCGCTTGGATGAATCCCGCCTCGTATGCCGCCACCGCGTCAACCCATTGCGGCTGCGCGCCGGCCACGAATTGCCGATCCGTACAGGGGACGACGCAGGACTGCGCGTAACGCACCCCTTCGGTGATGTGCCGCACCGGGACGACCATCACCGAGCGCTGGTAGACCGTCGCGCTGTTGCGAACGAAGCTCTGGCGGTTGTAGTTGATGAGCGAAACGTATCCATTTGCGGCCAGCAGCGGCGTCGGGAACGGTGGCCCTGCCTTGGCAGCAACTAGCGGCGTCGGCACATCGCGGTCATCCACGGTCGCTTGGACAGGAAACACTCCAGGGAATGACGCTGCGCCGCCGGAGTACTCCTGATCGTGCGGGATTCGGACGAGCGTCGCGACGCCGATCCCTTCGCCAGAGATGTAGCGGAGCCAGATGAAAACCTCGGTCGTCCCGATGTTAAATGGCTGCGAAAGCGGAACGCAGTTCTTCTGGCGCATCACCACCAGTGTCACGGCTGCAGTGGAGTCGAAGTCCAACACGAACGTATCGTTGTTCGCCCCGGTCACGACCGCGAGCAGCTTGTAGACGAAAACGGCCGGGCGCTCGGCGAACATGACCGGGCCGACTGCCCCGGCCACCGAAGTGGTAACGTTAACCACGCCAGCGCCGCCGAATGCCGCGTTGTAGGAGACGGCAAAAACGCTCGTCGCGTCGAAGTAGCCCACGCACAAGGCGCCCGAGGCGCGGCCAAAAATGCTCAGCTGTGTCTTGTTACCAGCGCCGCCGGCCGTAACGTTCGTTACCACGGCCCCAGAGACAGGGTCGAGCGTGCCGATCCGGACGATGAGCGGCGTTCCCGAGAGAACGTGAGCAAAAAGGAGGAGGTTGTTGCTTGTCGGGTAGTAGTTCGCCGCGGACTGGCTGCAGGTGAAGGGCGGCGCGTCATCGAAGCCGTTCACGAGATCGGTCAGCGTGTAGGATATGATTCCCGTCTTGTTGCCGGCCGTGAAAACGTCAGTGATGACGACGATGGTTGCCGGCGAAGGCATGCTCAGCATCTGAACACTCGGGGTGTCCGTCGTCGCGACGCTGGTCAGCGCGATGTCCTGGCTGAACTCCACGGCACCCGTTTCCGGGTCCATGGCGTTCACGCAGATGTACCAGCCGCCGTTGTAGATGCGCCCCTCGGCAGTCCAGATGAAGCCGAGCCCGGTCGTCATGCCGCTGTAGGGCGCGCCGCCGCCGGCCACTTCGAGTGTCTCTTGGACGGGCGGGTCGATGATTGGTCCGGGCGTGAACTCCGGGAACTTGTTCCAAAGCATGCGCGTCGCCCCAAGCACGCCGATGCTGGGCTTGGCGACCCAGTTGTCGGAGATGGTGTTACGCCGGTAGAACGTGTCATCGACGACGCAGAACTCTGGACCGAGGCAAACGAGCCGACCGCCGCCGTTGCCGAGCGCCGCGCCGCTCGCATCCAAGCCGCTCTTGCTCGTGTAGCCGTTGCGCTTGCCAATACGGTTGTTCTTGCGGAACCGCGCGTTCTGCATGCGCGAAAAGGTGCCGACGGGCAGCACCTGAACGGCCTGCCCTTCGTTCTGTCCTTGGGTGAACGGGAACTCGATGATTTCGGTTTCCGCCGCCATCAGGGCACCGTCCAGTAGTTGACGCCGTCACAGAAGACGAGCGCGTTGCCGGCGGTGGCGATCGTGGCGTGGTCGAGCCCGTTGATGGTCCGACCTGCGGGGGCGCGCAGATAGAGGTTGCTCGTGCTGCCCGGGAGGTTGATGACGAAACTGAACTTCCCCGCGTCGCCCGGCTGCGGAGTCGCGAACGTGGTGGACACGTTGGTGACGCTGGTGTCGAACAGCTGGAACTGGCCAGGCGCCATCACGCATGAGTCGTCGTGGATGATTCGCGGGCTGGTGCGCGCGAGCCTCGACATGCTCGTCTGCTGCATCGCGTCGCCCATGTCCGAGGCGTTCTGCTCGAGCTGGACCAGCTGCCTGCGGAGTTCCTCGGCGCTCGCGTCGTCTTTCGGCGCCTTGAAGTCGCGGATGCGTTTTAGGGCGCTCATCCGACTAGCCACGCCTCCGTCCAAAACACGTCCATCGAGTCGCCGGCGCCAGCCAGCTTTCCGTTCACGGTCAGCGACAGGTCGGCGCTGGTGGTCACGGTCGGACTGTTCTGCTGCAGCTTGGGGTTGAGCCCGTCCACCAGCAAGCGCGACTTCTTGAACTGCGAATTAGCGCCTACCGCTTCGATTTCGCACTCATAGAAGAAGATTGCGTTTGCCGCCGGTCCGGCCGTCAGCGTGATGCGATCGATTTCGACGCCGCCCAGACTGCAACCAATCGACGACAGCGCAGCGGCCGTCACGAAGCGGCCCGTGACGCGCACGATGATTTTCTTCGTGTTGTCCTCGAACCAGTAGGCCTTGATTCGGGAGTTCGCAGCGCCGGTCAGCAGCGTCGACATGACCGTAAGGCCGGTAGTCCCCGTTAGGTTGTGGCTGTTCTTGTCGAAGGCGCGTCGCCGCATGCCCTGCGAGAGGAATGCGTCCTCGTCGCTCTCTCCGCTGCCGACGTAGTTCAGGAAGTCGACGGCGTTTTTGTCGGCGGCGCCGTTGTTGAACGTGTTCGGAGTCGCAAGGTCGTTGTAGTAGTAGCCGCCAGTCCGAGCCCGAACCGCAGCAACCGTGGAGCGTTTGAAATTGTTGCCCTGCAGATGGCAGCGCGCGTCGTGCATTACGTCGACAGCGACGGCACAATCGTTGAACTCACAATTGTCGATGTGCCCCTGGGTGCCGCGGGACCATTCGATCGCTGCATTCGTGTTCCCGTTGCAGCGCACCGGTACCCCGCCGTAGCCTAACGTCACGTCCACGCATCCGTTCACGAGCGCGCCGCGCGGGCTCGCCCAGATGCCGCCACCGCCGCGCACGTTGGTGCATCCCTGCAAGTAAACGTCGGAGTAGCTGCTACCCGATCCGTGGACGTTCGAGAAAGCCAGGCTGGCGCCGTAGTCCACCAGCAGACCGCACGAGTCGGTGCCTCCGATGTAGTTCTGGAATTTCACGTCGCGCACGTCGATTTGAACGCCCGCGTTCGGGCCAGTTGCGCGAATCGCCCAATCGCTCGCCACCGCTCCAACCGTTCCGTCGAAGATGGCCGTTGGGACGTTGGGGTGCCCGCCCACTGCCGGACCAGCGAAGATGACCGGGTTTTTGCTTGGCGTCGTATGGCTATTCCGGTGAACGGTGCCTGCCCAAGTGCCAGCTGCGCAGTCGATGCGCCAGGTTCCGTCAAGGAGCGCATGGCCTGCGTTCGTCAGCGCATCGAATGCGTTTTGGGGCGTGAGCTTTGGAAGGGACGCGCTAAGTCCGTCGTTCGCGGCGCTACCCGTCGCAGCAATGTAGATGTGGTTGGTCTGCCCAGATTTGGGCTCCATGTAGTAGATGTCCGAACCGCGCCGAACTGCGCCGGGCCCACGATGCTTCACGCTGTGAAAGTTCGCGATGTTCGCGCTCACATCGTAGAAAACGTCAGCCGCACCGGAGGGCCACCAGAGCGAGGCGCCGATCGCCAGGGCGTCTACGATGGCCAGCGCAATCGCCGCGTCATTCGCTACTGCCGTGCCGCCTGGGACCGCGCCGTACGTACTCACGTCGAGCCCATACATGGCCGAATCCACGTCCGCGCCCTCCATGCTCCCGACGCGCGTGGCCGTGTTGGCCTTGTCGGCATGCTCGTTGCGAATCTGGTTCGCGGCGGCCTTGACGATGGTCTTGGGTACGAAGGCCATCAGTTGAACGACTCGTCGAAGGTGTCGTCGAAAATGCCGTTGCCCGACCCGGGCGAGCCCAGGTAGCCGCGCCGATGCCGCTCGGGGAAAACCTGCTGAATCTGCTCGGCGTAGTTGGCGTTCCGCTGGTCTGCGAGTGCCGAGATGCGCGCAAAGTTTTCGGCGTAGAGCTGGGCCAGGTTGCCGATGGGCTTCTCGGCGATGGTCCGGTACTCAATGGCGACCTTGAGCGCGACCAGCTTTTCCCAGCCGTTCACGCCGTCGAAGGTCGCCGCGTCGTCGTTCAGCGGCGCAAAAAGCGGGATGTAGCGAATGTTCGCCGTCACCGCCGTCCGTGGCATCGGCAGGATTTCGACGGACCGAGCCGACGCGGTTTGCGTCCCCTGCAGGCGGTACGCCTTGGGTGTGAACCGGTCGAAAATCTGGAGCATCTCGTAGCGGGTGCGCTCACGCACGCCGAACGGGTGGAGCTCCTCAATCTGCGTGGGGCCCCAGTTCAGCCGAATCGAGAGCAGCTGGTAGAAGTCCGATGGCAGGGCGTAGAGCTTCGTGCCGGAGACCACGGCGATGTCTGCGTCCGTGGCGTAGTACTCATGGCCCCGGGCAGCCACCAGCACGTCGAACAGCTCAGCCAGACACGTGTTGATGAGCGTGTCGAGGCTGACCGCGTTCAGCGTGGCGTCGCTGTCAGGTACGAACGAGCTCGAGCCGCCCGGACGACCGTCGGCATACGTGCGCGCCAAGTTGCGAAGATACGCTCGATTGACGCTGCCCATATGCCTCCGGTTCGGTCATCTCACATGCACGCTTTGACGTAGCGGTCCAAGGCGTCCGCGAACAAGGCGCGGTCACCCGACTTGATAGCGTCGAAAGCGTCGTCGGCCGCCATCGACTTCATGTCCCCGTAGCTCGGCTCGTCGCTTTCCGTCGACTCGCCCGGGTCGCCGGGGTCCGGCTCACTGTCCATCGACGGCTTCTTTTTCAAGCCGCCGAGGGCAATGAGCAGGTTCGCCTTTTTCGGTGCTGCTCCGTCAGCCATCAGCAAGCCGCAATGTCGGCGAAAACGATCTCGCCGCTGATGAAGTTGTTGGCGTTCGCGGCGGCCGGGTCCTGAACGGCGCCCGTGTTGTCGACCACGAGCAGATCGACCGTGACCGGCGTGCTCGTGCCGACGTTCGCGACCGGGCCAGGCTGGCAAAAGCGCTGCTGGCCGGCCGCGTTGACGTTCAGGTGAGCCATCGTGGACACGTGGTTCTTATAGGCGTGGGTCAGCGTGAGCCGAAACAGACCCTGGGAAACACGCGAAGCGCTGGCGACGTACAGGTTTAGCGGGTTGCCCGACGTGTTGACGCCAGCCGATGCGTACCCGGCGAGAATCGGAGCGTTCGCGCCATCGACAAACAGCTTGAAGACGATCCGCTTCTCGGATGGGACGTTGGACTTCCCATCATAGCCGGCGAAGTCAGCCACCGCTCAGGTCTCCGCCTTGAAGAGCTTGATGACGAACTTGCTGACAGGGACCACCACGCCAGTTCCGCCCTTGGCGATGCTGAAGGTGATGCCGCCACCAACCGGAACCGCGAGGTTCGCCACCGTTTGCGTGGTGATGTTTTTCGCCTGGTTTTGGGTCCAGTTGCCGCCGGCCACATCGGTCACGATGGTCAGCGCTGCCGCGCTCGCACCACCAGCCAGGTCGATGGAGCGAAACGTAATGGTCGCGTTGTTCGTGGCGTCGGCCGTGATGCCAGCGCCAGTCGCCACGGCCACCGCGCTCTGCATGTACACCGGCACGTTGAACGGATTCATCCAGACGAGCGTGTCGGTCGTTGCTGTGCTCGCCATGCCATCTGCGGCGGCCTTGTCGAACACAACGTTGATGGCGTGGAGTTCGTCGATGACGCCCAGCGCGCCGAGCTGGGTAATAGACGCGGAAAGCGCCTTCTTTGCGTTGCCGAGGTTGGTTGCTACGGGCATTGCTTTGCTCCAATCAGAATGCGGCAACCACGGCGTTGACCGGGTTCGCGTTTTCGAAGTTCATGTAGCAGCCCAGACGGAACTGATAGTCGTCGCCGTTCGGGTTGCGGAGGAAGGACTTGATGCCATCGAAGTCGAGCAGCATCGGGCAGTCACCAGCGCTGCGGCAGGTCCAGTCCTCGCGCGGGTTGATGATCCAGGCCGTGCCCTGCGGAACGTCCGTCTCGTCGAACACGGTGCAAGCGCCGACCGAGCCGAGCAGCTTGATGCCCTCGTAGCCAATCTGCGGGTTGTCCGTGGCCACGTCGATCGTCTTGTAGGAACTCTGTTCCTTGAAGGCGTCGCGGATGTCCAGCGGGTTCATGAACACGGTGTTCAGGTCGATGCCAGAGAGCTTCGCTTCGGCGATGGCGTCGACCAGCGTTTGCTGCTTCGGTTGCCCGCCGCCGCTCACGCGCCAGCCAGACAGGTAGTTCACGTCGCCAGCCGTCGAGCGGTTCACGCCCAGGAAGCTGTCGCCGCCCGTCGGGTCAGCCGTCGGAGCCCAACCGGGGATGCCGTTCGGGTAGATGCTGTAGTCGCCGTCGCGGAACAGGTAATCGTTCGCGGCGATGCCACCGATGAACGTGTTCCAGGCCGCAGAGGCGGTGAGGGTGGCCGTACCGGTCGAGGTCTTGCGGGTCACCGAGGTGATGGTCGCTTTGCCGATGTTCGGGCTGGTGACGGTCGCGTAGCCGTCGTTCGGGGCCGACTGGAGCACCATGCCCTTGAAGAAGCCGGCCACGTCGGCGCGGTTCGTCAGGGTGATGGTGGTCGTGGTCTGGCCGCTCAGGATGCGACCGCGCGAGCCGCCGCCAGTGCCCCAGACGGCGCGGCCGAACGTGCGCTTGAAGGCGTCGCGGGCCCGCTGCATTGCCCACTTGACGATGTCCAGGATGGCGCCCTTCGAGTTGTCTCCGCCGCCGTTCTTGGCAACCGCCATCGCTTCGCCGTCGATGCTGCCGATCTCGTACAGCTTGCGACGACCGAGCGAGAAGCGGACCTGCTGGGTCGCGCTCTGGTTGGCCAGGGCGTTCGCGATGTTCGCGGAACCGCCAGCGCCGGGAGCGATGCTCACGACGACGTACTTCGTGCCGTCGGAGGCGAACTTCGTGTCTTTCTTCATCAGACCGTAAGCCTTGGAGGCCTGGTACTGAGGCGTGGACACGTCGTCCGGGTAGAGAATCTTGAAGATGTTTGAGCCGGAAATCTGTTCTGCAGCCACGGAAACCTCCTTGCGACGCTCGGTCGCGGAGGTCCGGCTGATTCAGATCACCCGTAAAAACCCGCGGCTTCGAGCTGGCGAATCTGCTCCCGTCGTTGCTCTTCCTCACTCATGCGCCGTTGTGCGCCGCCCGGGGAAGTGCTGAGGGTTGCAGGAATCGTTGCTTGTGTTGTCGCGGGTTTCGGAGGTTCCTGGCTGGGTGCCCGTCCAGCTTCCGGCACGGAGCCGGCAGTCTCGTTTTCGCGATCCGTTCGGGCTTGCGCCGTTCCGTTCGCTCGCTGAGACAACTCGAGATGAACCGCTAGGTTCTCTTCGAGTATTTCACAAGCGCGGCGAATGTCAATAGGTCGTCCATGCTGACGATGCATCGACAACATGATCTCGGCCAGCGCGTCCTTGGTGTAGTCCGCTGTGCGCGGGTCCGATGCGTAGGCGACGACGCGGGGGGTCTCTTCGTTCTTTGCCGCGAACTCGAGGTTCCGCTGCTTCACTTGCGCGACTTGTGCATCGAAGGCGGCGTCCTCCTCGGCCTGCTGTTTCCCCTTCACGGCCTGCTCAATCTGCTCGAGCCGGCGCTGAATCTCGGGGTCGGCCTGGGCCTGCTTCTTCTCGGCCTCGGTGAAGGTGCCGCCGCTGGCGAGCTTGAGCGAGATGGTTCGCCAGAAGCCGGCCGGGTCGCCCACGTTCCCGAGCCGATGGATAGCCGTCAGGAACTTGTCGGGGTCGCCGCTCTGCATGTCGGCGATGCTGGCCTTGAAGGCGCGGTCGTAGGCGACGACGGCGGCCTTTTCCTTTTCGACCTCGGCCTCGCGGCGCTCCACGGCGGCCTCGCGGCGCCCGGCCGCGCCATGCGCGCGGTGGGAGGCCCGGGTGAGCTCGGCTTGCTGCGCCCGAGCCTTGAGCAGCCGGTCCCGAGCGGCCTTGATGGCCTCGGGGCTGTTGAGCTTGGTCTCGTCGAAGTCTGCCTCATCGAGCGGGTCGATGGGCTCTTTGACCTTGGGGACGACCGAGCGCGACTCGCCGGGCTTCGGCTCTGACTTCGCTTCGGCGGTCGGCTCGGGCTTGGGCGCAGGCTTGGCGGGCTCATCCCCGAACCCAAGCAGCTGGGAAAGGGCGCTGGCCTGGTCGATGCTCGGCGGCGCAGGCGGTGCTGCTGGGGTCGGGGTGGCTGCGGCGGGTGCGGCTTGTTCGGTCATGGTTGGTCCTTCACTGCATCACGGGCGGCGCGACGGTCGCCCCGGGCGGCCCTGGTAGTTGTCCCTGCAGCGACAAGGGTCCCGGAGGCGGCCCGCCTGCTGCGTTCATTGCGCCGGCCATCTGCGGCGCGGTCGGGGGCGGCGGTGGAGGCGTGATTCCCATCAGCTCGTCCACGTCGGCGAGGAAAGCGACGACGCGCTCAATCTTCTCGGCCCCCTCACCGTTGAGCTGCAGCCGGTTGAACGCCTTCAGCGCCTCGGCCTTGCACGTCTCAATGTCGTGGTACGGCGTCGGCATCATGTCCTCGGAATACTCCGGGCCCTTGATGACCTTCTTGACCGTCGCGATGGCGTTCTTGCGCAGAATCTCCTTGTCATCCGCCAGCGCTTGCAAGTCCGGCGACTTCACCGCCTGGAACAGCGCCGACGGCGGCAGCAGACCGCGCTCGACCAGGTCGGCAATCTGCTCGGCCTGCTCGCTCGGGTCCTGGCTGAAAAGGTTCGTGCCCTTTTCCTTGATTCGGTACTCATCCGGCTTCGCGGCAATCTCGGACCACTTGGCGCGCGTGAGCTGCTCGTCTTTTTCGAAGATGACCTCGAAATTCGGGTCGTGTTCGCTGAGTTCGCTCAGGCAACGGATGATGTTCTTATACCGGTCGAGCTGATAGCGCTTCCACGCGCGGAACTCGATGATGTGCCGGATGGTTTCGGTGTCGGCGAGGTACTTGAGACCCGGCTTGTGCTCGATACCGGCGGGACGACGCGCGGTCATCGACATTTCGGACATTCCGCGCTGGTCGCGAGCCTGGGCGGGCAGGCGATCGAGCCGCGCAACCAGCTCTTGGGGCACGGCGGGCTGGTTGATGACCTCCATCGCCCCGTTCACATTGCCTTCGACCTGCCAGATGTTGAAAAGCGCGTTGTTGATCTGCGCCGGGTTCAGTTTCGCACCCTTGCTGAGCACGATGGCGGGCCGCGCGTAGCGGTCGAGCACCTGGTAGACGCGCTCGTTCCACTGATTCGACTCAAGCTGGGTCGCCGCCAGGATTTCCGGCTCGCCGCGCCCCCAAAAGCTTCCCGGAATGCGGTTCGGCTTGAACCAGGCCACCGGGAAATGGTCGTACGGCCACGGGCGAACGAGCAAAGGCGGCGCCGACTTGGTTCCGTCAAGGCAAACCATGTGCAAGCCGTCGTGGTTCGGCTTCACGGTGCGTCCGTCCTTGTCGCTCTTGCCGAACGCCTTCGGGTCGGTGAGGTCGACGCGCCCGCTTGGGAGGTGCCAGCCCTTCCAAACGATGACGAGGTCCGCGACCTTGCCTACTTCGCCGCTGTCGAACTCCTTCGCGTCGTCCCAGCTCGCGGCCGGGGCGTCCTTCACGGCCTGCAAAACCTCGGGACGGGCATTTGCTAGAAATGAAAGAAGCACGTCGCGCGGGATGACCTGGCGGCTGAATAGCTGCTGGGGCTTGTTGGAGCGAGCTTCCTGGCGCGAGACGAAATAGTTCCAGTGCCAGACGGGCGTGACAAGGATTCGCGAGTTCGCGACGTCGGCGCTGTACTCCTCGCCCCCGTTGCCGAAGATGAAGCCGTTCCAAGCGGCCTGCTCTTCCATCTCCTCGAGCTCGAGAATCTCGCGCTGGCCGTCGCAGGCGTCCTGCATCGCGTCGACGCGCTCGCGTAGGTCACTGTCGCCGCCCTCGGTCATGAACAGCGGGCGCACTTCGTTGCGAATCGTGTGGTTGACCTTCGTATCGACGATGGCCTGGACCACGTTGTAGCCGGCGGTCTCGTCGACCAGCCCGAGCACGCCCATCGGCGACATGCCGGAGAGCCCGTGCTGCGTCGTGCCGGCCCAGAGCGTAAGCGCGTCGTCGGCCATGCGGCGCCGAGCCGTGCCCTGCTCGTTCCAAAGCTGCTGCGCGACGGTTGTCAGGCGCTCGGCTTGCTGCTCTTCGGTCTGTGAATCGTGGTACCAGAGTGGGTTCGGCATGTCAGGCTCTTGTCAGTGATTCGTGGTCAAAAAACTACTCTGTGACTCGCTCGACGACGCTGCCGTTTGGATAATTCAACGGCGCCCAGTGGGTGACGGGGCGCTGTAAGCCCGAGGTGCACCAATATCCCTTGGATAAATGCATCGGCCTGTCGTGGGCTCGGTAAAAACCAACGGTCATGCCGTTGCTTGGTTCGTGGAACATCAACACATGCTGTAAATGCTCAGGAGAGCGCTCCGTAGCTGGTACCCAGTCGATCACTTGATTCCCAATTTCGCAAACGCATGCTTCCGGCAAAGCGCCTTCTGCTTCCCGCCGAGCACGCCGCCATTCGGTTCGCCGCAGCCTTCCACGGCGCATTGGTTCGGATCGCCGCGGAACTCGGGTTCGACTTCGGGCGGAGTTTCCGGTTCGTCTGGCGCCAGAGTCGCGCGGTCATCCGAGGGCGCAATGGCAGGCGTACCGGAGTCGTCGGACAACTCCAGCGCCAGACTCCGAATGCCGAGCGCGCGCATGTCGATGACGAGGTTTTCGATCATGCTGTTCATGGGCCAATCCCGCGAGCCCGACGAGCGGCGCTTAGCGCTTCGCCGGCCATCTTCTTCCCAAGCGGGTGCCTCTTGGCGTAGTCCCAGAGCCCCTCTTGCGCCGTGACGAACCTGTCGGCAAGGTCTTGGATGTTCCGCTCGAACTCCGGCGGCATGCGCTCTTGGAGAACAGCGTCGGCCAGGCTCCGAATTGGGCTGTAGTAGCTCGGGTCTTCCGTAACGGACAGCCCTGCCTGACGAAGGACCTCGTCCAGTAGCCTTTGCTCGGCTTCGGTCATGCGAACACGCTCCTCAACCGCTCCGCCGCATAGCGGGTCGGGTTGCTCTTGCTGCTGTTGATGAAGTCCAAAACGCGGCGCTCGTTCTCGTCGATGCCGCTCGGGTCTACCGCGACGAAGGGCTCAGGGAGGTGCTTCAGCGAGAGGCAGAGGGCGGGTGCGTAATCCCCATGACGACCGTCCCCAGTGCTAGGAAGAACAATCTGCCAACTACGGGCGGTAAGTCGGCGCTGAATCCCCAAAATGTCAGCGCGTAGAGCAGCGTTAGGAGGAAGGCTAATTGTGCGTTCGCTAACGTGCTTCTCCAAAAGCTTCGCATGTGCCCTCCAGTTCGATTCGGTGAAGTCGTCTTCGATGAGCGTGATGCCCTGCTGCTGGGCGAGTTCGAACTTGTCGTTGAAGCTCGCCTGGTCCGTCCAGACGTGGTCGACCTTGTACAGTTCGAGCAGGGGTTTCATCTCCGCGAACACGCGAGACGATGCAAGCGGTGCCGACTTCGAGCCCATCCACTGACGCGCCAAGACTACCTCGGGGTTGCCTTTCGCGTCCGGGCGGGTGATGACCAGCGTCCAAGCGTTGCGGCGATTGGCGGGGTCGATTGCGGCGGAACACGGGTGCTCGTTGGGCTGCAGCTCGTCCGGGCCCTTGCGGGTGCATTCTTGGACGTCGATGCTTGAGAGCAGTGAGTCTTCCCCATCGGCGAACAGTGCGAGCACGTCGGTTCGGTACGCGCGCGGGTCTTCGCGGCGGAGCTTCTCGCAACGCTCTGGGGTAAACCAACTTGGATTCATTGATGGCCCGTCGGCCACAACGAACAGAACGTCGGGCGTCGGGCGCCCGTAGCAATCCACGTACATGTCGTACACGGGCCCGTGCGGTTTCCACGGTGAGCCAGGGATGCCAATCTGCGCACCAGGCAGCAAGCGGCCGCGAACGGCGGTGAGCGCATCAGGCAGATTCACCACGCCTTCGCTCTGTCCCTGTAGGCGCGGCCCCTCGTCGAAGCTGCAGCCGGCGGACCAGCGCGCAACGAGCGAGCCGCCCGCTTTCTTGCCGGCGCTCACCATGACTTCGACCGCCCGTCCGCTCGGGTGCATCAAGAACACGGAGTCAGCAGTGGGCTTGCCAATCATCACGCCGCTCAGGTCCGGCGACGCGCGCAAGGCCCCGACGAAGTGTTCGAAGATGGCGTGAGCCTTGTCCTTGTCGAGGCTGATGATGCTGTAGCGGGCAATCTCGTCCTCGCGGATGCCGTCTAGGTTGATGGTCTGGCTGGCGCGGAAAGCCTTGGCCGCTTCCTTGATGCTCTTAGCCGTGCGGATGGCGGCGAGCAGGACGGCGATTGTGGGCGCGATGCCGACCATGCCGCGCAGAGCGTCGATTGCTTGGGTGCCACCGAAAGCGCGAACAACGTCGGGATGCTCCGCGTACTCACCAAGCTCCAGCCCGGTCTCGGCTCGAGCAATTGCGCGCTGCAGGACGGTCGCCGTGGTCAGGCGGAATCCGTCAGGCGAGCAGAGCAACTCCTCGAGGCCCATCATGCTGGGTCAGCCCCCAGCGGCTCGAAGTAGCTCCAATGCGAACAAGCCCGGAGCGGCGTCGTATCCCCGGTGCGCGTCTCCCAGCAAGGCTCGGCCGTGTCCGTACGGAGCTTGACCAGCATCGGGTACTCGCGCCCCGGCACGGTGCCCATGAGCCAGACGTTCGGCTCGGGCATGGAGTCGGAGGTGCGGGTCCAGGGCACTACCAAACCGCCTTGACTGCCGGTCCGTACATGAGCCGATACAACTCCTGGTCGAGCCGCAAGAGTTCCTTCTGCCGAGCAAGGTACGGGTCTGTTTCGTAACCAGCCTGACGCCTGCGAACGACGTTCTCCTGGCGCCGCGCCTGTTTGCTGGTGACGCCCCACTTGTGCTTCTTGAGCGGCTTCAATGCATCCCCGCCTTCGCCCGATACGCCTTCTGCTGCTCCACGCACTCAGAGCAAACAAGGTCGATGATTCGCCGCGCGAACTCCTCACGCTCGCTGCGCGCAATGTCGACGCGCTCACGAGCAGGCAAGGTGATGGTCACGAGGTAGTCTTCGCTCGGCATGCTGATGCCACGGCTGGCCGCGTCGATGCTGGCCTTGTCCTGACCGGCGAGCACACCGCCGAGCCCGTTCGGCTCCGGAGCCGCGGCGAGCAGGATGATGCCTTTGGCGAGCAGTCGCTTATTGCACTCCTGCATTATCTCCTGGAACAGCCGTTGCCACTTGGCCGACTCGTCCTTGGTCAGCGGGCGGCCCTCCAAGAGCTCGCGGTTCGCGTTGACCACGTCCTCCTCGGACTCGAATGCGTCCAGCACGTCGTCGATGCCGGGGGTGACGATGCGGGCGGCGACGGGGCCGATTGGCGCGGTCAGTTCCTCGTCGTCGGCTGGCGGCGGCGCTGGCTCAGTATCCGAAGGCTCAGCAGGAACCACGGTGCTCGCGCTGTAGTCATTCAGCTCGTCGACCTCGCGGTAGGCGCGGTTCATTTCCCAACCTGGCCCTGCAGTCCGAAAAGCATGTCGGTTGCTTTGTGAACAAATCCTACGACCCGCCCTAGCTCCTCGTCGCTTGTGATCTGGCTGCGGCGATACAGCAAAAAACATGACTCGATGACCTGAGGCAGGTCCATATAAGGGTCCGGCTCCAGTAGTGTTCCGTTGCGGACAGCCATAGCAATGTTTTCACTCACACTCAGCCAGCCTTCCGCGGCATCTGCGCCTTGCCATCGACGACCGGGTCACCGCTTTCGAGCTTGCTCAGCGGAAGCGCCTTCACGTCGTCGCCGCGCGTGATGACCAGCAGCGGGCCAACCTGCTCGATGCTGTCGCAACGCTGGCTGGTCTGGTTGTCGTACGTCGCGAGCATGCCAACGGCGTTTTCGTTACCGAAGACCTTCACGCTGATGCTGAATCGGACTGCTGAAAACTTCACTTTTTTGCCTCGGCTAGGGAACACGTGTCGCTCGGCGCTGGGCGCATGAATTGCGCGAGCTGCTGCGCGTCCATGGTTTGAGAGAACGACGCCCTGAGGTCGATGTTCTTGCATCCGCCGTCAATTCCAGAGAGCGGCGAAGATGGGCCGGCGTAGTGCCTGCATTGCGCACAGTGAATCCTGATCACGTTGCCTCCACGCTCTTTGGTTCGTCGCCAACCCGCTGCAAAAACTCGACCGGCACGTTCGGGATAATCCGCCCGCGCGCGTCCTTGATGTCGCAGTCGTCGCCGATGCGGTTCACGATGGTGTACAGGAACAGCGCGCCGATGTGGCGTGTCATTTTGACGGTCGCGCCGATGTTTAGCGCTGAGCTGGCAGAGTCGACGTGACCTGAGCCGCTAAGCCCGTCTGCGTCGACCCCACCAGCTCGATTCCGTACGCGAGCATCGCTGCTCTCGCCGGCCAACTCTTCAGGCGGACCAACGCGCCACCGCCGCGTCATAACGTCTGCCATGGTTTTCATCACCCCGCCGCTTTCTTCGGCTGCGCGTCGAACTTCTTCAACGCCGCGAACCGCCGCACGTTGTCCGCGCCGTAGCCGGCCTTCTCCGCGTCGTGCAGCCACTGCTTGCCCACGTCGAGAATCTTGAGCCGCGTGGAGTTGTTGCACTGCGGGTAAGCTTCGCCCGACTTGCTCACGTAGACCTTTGCGAGCTCGTCCTGGTCCAGCAAATCGAGCCGGTCGACGAACGCATCCAGTCGCTGCTCGAGAGGCAGGGCCAGAATCTCCCGAAGCGTACGGAATATCGGCCCATCGTTCGGTCTCGGCGGCTTGTACGACATGCGTTTCAGTTCGCGCGCGTGGTGTCAAGGTTCTGTCAGCGTTCGGCCGGTTGGTCAAGTGGTTCGTGAGAGCCCAAATCCACAGCTGGTTCAACCAGTGTAGGAAGTGTAGGATTTCGCCGAACCTCGCTTCACATGATGTGTGCGCCTGCGCGTGCGCGCGCGTGAAGACCATGGTTTGTTGAAAAGCTACACTTCCTACACTTTCTTCTAGTCTCATTGTTAGTCTGTCAACCTCACTGGATATATTACCGCCTGGGCAGACCTGACTGCCGCGAGCTTGAGCATGCTCATTCGCTCCTTGAACCGACCCTGGGTCAGCGGCTTCGAGTGCCCGTTGTCCAAAGCCCACACCTTGTACGACTTGTAGGCCTGGTCCGAGGTTGCCCACCAATGATGCGGAGCCGTCGCTGGCAGTCGCTCACACCGGTCGGTCACGAAGGCGTCTACCTGGTCCGCGCGCTTACGCCACGCCGTGAGCGCCTCGACAGAGCTGGCGGGCTTCGTGTACTGGCCCTGCCTCAAGGCCCTCACGGCGCCGCGCAGGAGCCACGACACCAGCTCGGCGCGCTCGGCCGTGACCTTAGCTTCGATGTTGGTGTCCTGCTCGTGAGGGAGGAAGGTGCGCAAGAACGGTATTACCTCCCAGCGGCGCCAAAACCCTCCGGATTGGTCGGTGGTGTCGGGCAGGATGTTGCAGCTGTAGAGGTGGCCAGCAATGGGGCGAAAGTGGACGATATCCTTGAAGATGGCGCGAGCCTTGATGAGGTTCTTGCCGTCGACGATGGCCTTCCAGGGCTCGGTGCTGCCAATCTCGCGGGCCTCCACCTCCGAGACCACGTTGAGCAGCTTGCCCGGGAACTGAGCCCGGTCGTAGTCCTGGTTCATGTTGTGCGGCGAGATCGAGATGACCGAGTCAGGAGGCATAGCCGCGGCGATGATTGCCTGAAACGTGCTCTTGCCGTTCGAGCCCTCGTTGCCGGTCATCATGATGACCTTCTGGTAGCGGCACCCTTCGCCGATGAGCGACATGCCAACGTGCTCTTGGAGCAGCGCGATTTTCTCTTCGGCATCAGCGTCGTCTCGGAATGAAGCTCGCAGGAAGGTGAGCAGCTCGGTAGGTTCACCATGCTCCTTGAACGGGAAGTCGTAGGCGAAGCGCGCGCGGTGTTCTTGCTTGTGCTCGTGCTGGGTGATGCCGTCTGCTGTCACCTCAACAAAAGAGGACAGAAACCCAATGCCGCGTTTCCCTTGCTCAAAGAATCCCTGCTCGAAGATTCGGTCAGCCGCGCAGGTGATGTCCGACTTGATGTCCGAGAGCTTGAGCGACAGGCGCTTCTCGTTGCTCAGCGGCGAGCCTGAATAGTCCTGAACGATGCAGCGCAGAGCCTGCTCGGTCAGCTGCGAATACACTCCGCGCGCTGGGTCGTATCGGTAGAACCCGCCATCGCTGAAGGTCGTGTGGGCCACACCTTGAAGGTCAGCGTTTAGCCACTTGCCGATCTCGACGTGGTCCCCGAGGTCGAATAGGTGCTGGCCCTCACCGGCGACAAGCGGCTCCTTCGGTTTCGCCGGCTTGCGCGTCCTAATGTCAGTGACGGTCGCCTTTGGCGGCGCGTCAGGCGCATCTTCGTCCGACGGGATCCAACCGTCGTCATCGATTGGCCCCGGCATCACTTCGCACCAATGCGCTTCTCTTCCGCCTCAGCAAGCGACTCGAAATCATCCGCCAGCGCCCTCAAAACTAACGCTAGCTGCTTGGCGCCTTCAATGTTCGACCAGATCGAAAGGTTTCCAGCAAACGCATGGGCTCCGGAACCGTCTGGCAGCTCAACAGCTGCCTCCAAAGAACGCTTGATGGTGACCTTTCCCATCACCCCACCGCCTTTCGCTCATCCTCACCCACCGAAACAGAGGCCACGTCAAGTCCCTTCAGCGTGCGCCTCCGCATCACCTGACTGATGCTCCAGCCACGCCGAGTAGCCTCGCGCCGAATCGCCTCAAGCTCTTCCGGAGTGAGGCGAATACCCACGTTTATAGTGCGCCCACGTTTCGGTTCCGTCATGTCGGGAACACGTGTTTAGCACCGTTCGGCGTCGTTTGGCAAGCGCGTCTCGGGCGTTTTGTCCTACGTCACCCTACCTGACGCTCAGTCACATGGCACCACGACCGTCACCTCAGTCCCCGGGTCGCCAATCGGGCACCACTGCGTCAGCTTCGTCCCCGGCGGCCACTGCGTCGCATGCGGCCCGCAAGCTCCGCGCTCGGACATGAAGCACTTGCCGCCACCGTATTGCTCCCAGCAGGCGGCGCGCTGCTCCGTGACGAGCGTGCTGAGCTCGTAGTACCCGCAGCTGGTCTCGAGCCCAGCGGCGCCAAGCACGTCGTCTGCGGCGGCCGTCTGGAACGAGCAGGCCGACAGCAGCAACGCGGCGACAAGGGCGCTCTTCAGCATTGCTTCTGCCTCCACAACCGCCCCTCTCGCTTCAACCTCGCATCCCGCGCCTTGACCCAAGCCACATGCTTCGGGCAATGCACGCGCCCCGGAGCTCGGTCCTGGCCGCATCGGACGCAAAAGGCCGAGCCGCTTGCGCAGGCGGTACTCGGCCTTGATGTAGGCGGCGTGGTTGTAGGTCATCTGTCGGGTGCGCGTTTCTGGGGCGGGCCAGCGGGGCACAGGGCGTATACTTTCACGCGTGACTAAGGAGCAGGCACGCAAGCGACGCAGACGTACTTGGCAGCGAATGTGGTCGCATGACTGGTGCCTCTGTCGCCGCTGTGCCCCGGGACGCTGGCAGAAATACCTAGATTCACGTGTCGCGTTTCCCGCAGAACCAAAGGTCAAAATCAGCGCGTGGCACATCCCACATCTTCAAAAGGCGAGCTGTTGATCTTGCCTTCGACATCGATAGCTCAAATGGTGATCTGTCGTAAAGCTCGCGAAGGCTCCTGATTGGCCGGTTATTAGAGTTGAGCCTCATCACCACCCCAGAACCAATTGGGCTTCCGGTTACGCCACTGATATTTCTCATCTCAAAAACCCAGCCCGCCAATACGCCAAGCCGACGCAACAGAGCGCGGCGATGCCGAGCCAGGCGACGCGTTGGGTGGGGCTCACTTGCGCCGCCCCGTTGCCTGCTCTTCCAGCAGCTTTTCGTGCTCACGCTCGGCGATGTCACGCGTCGACAGCACCCCGCGCAGAATCCGCCTCGACTCGCGAAACCGCTCGCCCGCCTCGGTCCGAACGCGCTGGTTGTCGGTAGCGCTGGGCGGGACGGATGCGCTCACGACTCGCGGGCCACTCAGACACCGCTCAACCGACTCGACTGACATGTCACGCGGGCAATCCGGGTCGCTCTTGAGCTGGACGGCAAGCGCGCGCGCCAAGTGACGCCTCGCGTCCGCCAAGCACTGCAGCGCCGCCGCCCGCTCCGGGCTCGTGCTGAGGTCGCGCACGCGGGCCATGGTGTCGTCGATGTCGCCTAGGATTGCGGTGATGTTGGAGCGGTTCACTTGAAGGTCCTGTCCGAAAGTATGAGTAGGAAAAGACCAATGAACATGGCAGGCAAGCACAAGAACATTGGCCCCCACTGGCCGAACCAGCGCAATCCGAAGATGGTACCAAACGCGACGGCCGCGCAAATGAGACCCGTGATTGCAAAAACCCCAACTGTGTGAATGAAACAGCGCCAGACTCTCATCTCTTCCCTTTCTGTACGGCCGCGGCCTGCTCGGACTTAAGCGCCTTGAGTTTGTCCTGCTCTAACTTAAATTCGGCGGCGATTTTTTCGGTGGCGCGCTGAATGCCGCGGTTGAAGGCGGCCTCCCCCTCTGGCGCCTTCGGATTTACGGCTCCGGCTAGTAGCTCGCGGATCAGCCTCGACTCCGAATCTGTCAGGATGAGCGTCGTGAGGCCTTCGCCGTTACCCATTGCCCGGGCGGGGATGCTGTTGGTCATAGACCGAGCGCCTCGGCGGCTTCGATGGCTTCGGAGAGCACGTCGGGTAGCCTGAGATCCGAATACGAGTCCGTGATGCAGTCTCCCGGCTTGTAGCCAAGCCACCCTCCACAGCTCAGCATGTCGAATGCTGATTCACTCGCGGCTAGCGAACGCCGATACAAAACCCTGTCGGAGGCACGCCCGCGCCGAACGCTACCGAGTTCCCGCAACTCCGCTTCAATCGGTCCCATCAGACGCCCCTCCCGCGATAGCTCGGCTGCGCGGTCCGCCCGTGCGGGTGGCTGATGACCGGCGACCTGGCAGCTCGCGCCGCCCGGATGCGCCGCTTGTTCTCGACGTGCCGCGCCGCGGAGACGTTGAGCCAGTCGGGGTCGCCGCAGGCTTGGCAGGGCACCAGTGATCGCATGAACCAATGTGAACACCTGAACTCGATTTGCTTCATGCTGACCTCGCAACGTCGCGCAGCTTCCAGGCTAGGTTTTCGCAGAGTCGGCAGCGCGGAGCTCGGCCGTCCTGGCATCGCTTCACGGGCACGCAGGCCTCGAGCGGCACCCAAGCCGCGCAACCTCGGCAGTACTTCTCGACTCGGCCGTTTTGCTCACGTCGTCTCTGGCTTGTCTTGCGCATCCGGTTCCTCACAGCGGTAGATGTCCGACTTGCGCACCATGCGCATGCAGACCCACTCGATAAGCTTCGCGGCGCCCTGCTGGTTCCCGACCCAGTAGGCCGCCACGCCGTAGTCCATCTGGACAGCCCGCACGGCGCCCACGACGCTCTTGAAGTCGATGTTCGAGCGGTAGGCGCCGGCTACCACCTCGGCCTCGTCAGCTTCAATCACGAGCATCCTGACGCGGTAGTCCGCCATGCGACGGCATTGGTCCATGAAGCGGTCCCGGTCGTGCCCGCAGCAGTGAACCAGATCGGGGAGGCTCTTGCGTTCCACCGCCAGCTGCGAACTGTAACCCTTGAGCGTGTAGTCCCCGGTGCCGATGCTGGCGACATCGACCCTGACGGCAGGGCTGAAGAAGCGATCGAGAGGAAGATTCTCGCGCGTGTCCCGCAAGATGACCGGCCGCACCTTCGCCTTGCGCGTCCCTTTCGGGACGGCTCCGAGGATTTCGACGGCGTCTTGCTCAGCGACGGGCATGGGCGGCTAGCTCCACTTTCGGCACCCCGCGCCAAATCTGCGCCTCCCAGTACACCGCGCCGCACCGGCATATGACCTGACGCGAGCCGTCACGCCAAGGCCCGAACGTCAACACCCGGCGGCAGTTGCACCGCGGTGCAAAAACTTCCAGCGGCTTCCACATGGCCGCCAGCGCCGTGTTGTAGTGCATGCGGCAGTCGAGGACTTGGGCGAGAGTATCCGCGATCGTGAGGTGAGCGCGGGCTTCGGTGGTGGTCAGCATTACCAGCGCCTCGGTGGCATAGGCATGTCGACTACCGGGTATGGCCCCATCGGCTCCCAGTCGGCCCAACGAATCATGACTCCGTTGGCCAAAGCGATGCCCTTCACTTTGAGCCTGAATTCCATAAGCGTATCGCTCCGCTCGAACATGTGCATCGAATGCCAGTTGTCCGGGTCGAAGCCCACATGGCGGAATCCCTGATGCATCGCGATCCTATGAGTCTGCGCGCGCGGCGGCTCCCCAAGCCAAATGACCCCGTCTCGGTCCGGAACGTGAACCTGCTCCCAGCGAGAACGCTCGCGTTCGGCCCCGATCTTCTCGCCCTGAGTGCGTGCCTCGGCCTTGAATTTCTGGATCAGCCGGTCGACTTTCGACTTTTTCACTTCCACTCCTTCAGGTGCTCCCGCACCGCTTGAATCGCCTCGGTGTGGCTCATGTCTTCCGCCCCGTCCGCGCGCAGCCGAATCGTCAGCCGCGCCGCCAACTCGACGAACGCCCGCCGCTTGGCCAACTCGCGCAGCCGGTCGAAGTCGAGCGCCCAGCCCATCCGCCGCGCGTGCTCCGCTTCAAGGCACATCTCCGCGAGCTCGGTCGCCTTAACCAGAATCGGCCCGTACTTCGGCGCCGACTCGCGCAGCCAGGCGTTGACCTGGGCGACGTTGCCGCCGACTTCGAGGACAGTCTCGTAGATGCGCTGGTGGGCGGTTGAAAAGAAGTGGCGCGGCTCGAGCCATCGCGGCATCGGCTCGGCCAGCATCGCGGCGCCGAGGATGTTGCGCTCCAGCTCCTGGTCGAAAAGGCCCAGGAGCGATTCGCCTAGGGACGGCTCGGGCGTGGCGAGACGGAGGGCGGCGGTCATGCTCTCCTCCGTGCCATCACTTCGAACTTCCGCTGAATGGCCGCTCGCTCATGGCAATGCCACAGCGGCACGCTTGCTAGGGCCACGGAGAACGGCAACACGGTATTGAATGGGTTCGGATGCGACTGCCCGCATAGGGCGCAAGTGGGGACGGTGCGCCGGTCCGGTGAGTGCCAAACGTGTTCAGCTTGGTTTGCCATCTAGCTCAGCACCTCCAGCACCGAATCAATCAGCGCGGCAGCTGACATGGCGCCGTCTGAATGCTCGGTTTGCAGCAACTCCGCCGCCTCCTCCAGCTTGCCCGTCACGGAGCGCAGCAGCGCGGCCTGGGCTGCGATTTGGCGGTCGCGGCAGCCTATAATTGCAGCAAGAACAGTCGGCGACTGAACCACGACAGCATCGATGATCATCTTCGCGCCGCATCCGGACCAGCCGCACCTCGCGCAAGTCGTCATCGGAACATCTCCAGCTGTTGCGGCATGACGAACTCCAACACCCAAAGGCACCCATGCTCCCGGGCAGCCGCAGTCAATTCGGCGAGAATCACGGCGCGACTCCGTGGGTAGTTCGAATTGACGCAGCCTTCGCATCGGCAGGCGTCATCGTGCTCCGCAGCTTCCGCAGGTTGACCATCGCACGGAAGGACTTCTGCTGTTGAGTGAGCTGCTTTTTTACGCGGCATTTGGTTACCTTGGTTGGCGGAGCTGGCCAGCCCGGCGCGTCCCAGCATTCGATGGTCATTTGTTCACCGGATGATCATCGAGCCCGAGCAGCTTGGCCCAGCGCTTGAGCGTGGAAACAGAATAGCCTGACTCGGTCGCCGTCTCTTGGTACGTGAGCTTGCGAGCCTTGCGAGATTGCAGCGCGCGCCGGAGAGTGGCCTCCCGTCGCTCGCGCTCTTTGGGTGTGAACTGAAATGCCATACCCCTTTCTGGCATACCCGAAAGAAAAGCGCAAGTTGAACTTGACACTTTCTTCGCCCGGGACTACAACACTTGAACCAGCTCACGGAGGACCCCATGAACCGCGGAACAGCTACCCTTGAATTGTCTTTCCTGGTCGAGTCAGACCGCCTCGTCGAAGTCGGCGTGGAATGTCGCAGCAAGGCGCGCTTCGCCAGTGCCGGCGGGTGCGCGCTGACCAAGTCCGAGCGTGACGCAATCTGGGTGGCGCTACCCGAGTGGTTGCAAGAGCAGCTGATGAATGAGGCGGCCGAGGATGCTGAGCCGGTTGGTGAGGACGCGGCGTTTTGCGGGAGGGCTGTCTGATGAGCAAACTTCGCTCGATCGTGCGAGCCGCCGTCAACCGGCTAGATAGCGGGGGGATGTCTGCCGTTCCTGACGCATTGTCAGCACTGAAGGAAGCCGGCGCCGTTGCACACAAGAACGTCGGCAAAAAAGACATGAGTCCGGACGATGTCGTCGATTGGTACGCAGGGCGGGTTGTCGCGATTCTTGAAGGCGAAAACTGGTTTGCTGTGAACAGCATCGTCAATGCGCTCGACAGGTTCTGCCCGGAGCAAGTCTGATGCGTCTCTGTTCCTGCTGCTCGCTCCCCGCCGCGCCGACTCCGGAAAGCGCTCGGCCGATGATTTGGCCTGGCTTCTATTTGCTGCTCTGGGAATGCTCGTGCGGCAGCACCCAGGCGGTAACTCTGTTTGAAAGTGAGGAAGAATGAGCAACGATATTCCTTCTGACGCTGACCTTGCCCGCGCTGCGGCAACTAAGCTCGGCTTGCGGCTTCCGGCATGCGACGACGGGGTGGTCAGGTTCGTACTCGTCAACTGCCTCGCAGCCCTCGAACGCGCCCGCGTGGTTGGGGTGCTGGATGCGTGGGCCGGAAACCCACTGAAAAGCCGAGCTGCTTGGTACACGGCCACATCAGACGACATGAGCGAGTGGCGCTGCACTCTCTACCCCGAGAACGGCACGCTTGGGGCCAAGCACTACTTCGGGCAAAACCCCGACGCCGCCCGCGCCGCAGCTGCCAAGGCGATAGAAGCGGGAGAAGTCTGATGGGCAAGCTCCCCTACACCGTAGAGTTCGGCCCGTTCTGCTCGCAAAAGGTCGAGTTCGCCGAGTTCGGGTACGCGCTGGCGTTTTACAAGGGCTTCAAGGCTGGGCGCACGTACGACCGCAACTGGGAGGACGGCCCCCGCATCGTCAACTACGACCGCGCCGAGCTCGGGAATTCCGGGCTGACTAAGGACGAGCGCGAGGCTCTGAGCAACGCGGAGTGAAAGGGAAACCATGGACCACGGACTAGAAAAGCTGATTGGAAAAACCATCACCGACGTGGAAATTCCGGATGAGACCACGCTTATTTTCCAGACCACTGACGGACCCGTGAAATACTACTCAAGCGGCGACTGCTGCGCCCAGTGCTTCTTCGATGAGCTGGAGGTGCCAGACTTTGGGAAGAGCGGCGGGCTCTGTTCGGCGGCAGACCTCGGCTCGTGGGAGGAGTGGCCCGAAGGAACCGACGACACCAACGAACAATGCTTCGGAAAGGTGGACACCACGGCCGGGACGATCACGTTCACCCTGCGCTTGAACCACAACGGCTATTACGGCGGCGAGATGAGTCTCGCGGAGTGAGCCCATGGCTGCCTCCGACCTCGAAGAACAACTACGGCGCAGCATCCACCACGTCCGCGCCAAAAAGGTACGCATGACCGAACAGCAAGCAATCGTCCGAACCGAGCAACAAGGCCGCATGGCCGCCTCCGTCGTGGTCCACGGCGACCTGTCTGCGATGAGCGAGTCGCAACTGGCGACCTACTACGTCGAGCTTTGCCGCACGCTCGACCTCAACCCGCTCACTCGCCCCTTCACGCTACTCAAGCTGAACGGGAAGCTCATCTACTACGCAAACAAGGACTGCTCGGACCAGCTCCGCAAGCGCGATAAGGTGAGTGTGCGCATCCTCAGCCGCGAGACTGTCGGCGACTTGTTGATCGTGACAGCAGAGGCCCAGCTTCCGGACGGCCGCGTGGACCAGGCAATCGGCGCCCTCTCAGTCGCGAAGCTCGGCGGCGAAGTGCTGGCAAACGCGCTCATGAAGTGCGAGACCAAAGCCAAGCGGCGCGTGACGCTGAGCATCTGCGGGCTCGGCATGCTCGACGAGGAGGAAGTTGCCGGTGCCCAGATTGAAGAGGGCGGACGGACCGGCGGCGCGTTCAGCCCGCACCTTGCCCCCGGTGAGGACCCGGAGGCCCCCGGCGACGCCGACCTGTTCCGCCACCTCTGTGGCCGCTTCTCGACCATCGAAGCCGACCTGGACTCCTGCGACAGCTGGGAAAAGCTTACGGCCCTGCGCGCGCTCCTCGGAACCAAGGCGAAGCAGTCCGAACTGACCCGCACGATGCAGCTCAAGGCCGAAAGCGGAGACATCAGCCCGACCCAGCGCCAGGAACTCGGGAAGACATGGCAGCGCTGCAACCGAAAGGCGGAGAGGCTGGAGGCTACAATCAAGCCGCCGCCGGTTGAGGCGAGCTTTGCGGATGAGCCCGAACGCGAACCCGGCGACGACCCGGAGGAAGACCCGCTGTGACCGGCTGCCCCTACCACGGCCCCGCATCCGGATGTTACCGCTGCGTCCGCGTGACGACGGTGCCTTGGGTTGTCGTGGTCATCCTGGCGGTGATGGCGGTGGCTTGGTGCGTTGGGGTGGTTTGGGTTGGCGTGAGATGAAAGGAGAGCGGAATGGCGACTGATTCGAAGTTCGAGGTTGGTCAACTTGTTCGGGTGCTATCGACGTGCCCCATGCCATCGTGGCGCGGGGCGATTGGCAGGATTACGAGGGTGTGGCAAAGCGATATTGCGCATTTCGGAGATGGTAAGCAGATCAACTTCTGCTACCTAGAGCCCGCCCTCAGCCCCGGCCGCGCCCTGACTGCCGACGGGAGCGTGCGGGTCAACGAGGAGCAGGCGGAGGCGCTGAAACCGAAGGAAGACCCGTACACAGCATGGCGCCAGAGCCAGGGCGCCACATTCGCCGCTCAGCTGGAAGGGCGCACCGTCGAGGAGTTCATTGCCGAACAGGTCGACCGCTACAGCGTCGGGCGCGGTGACCGTAAGCGGCTCGTCGCCGCCCTCGCCGTCGAGCTTTCGAAACCGGTCACGCTTCGTTTCCCCGCGGAAGGTCGCAGCGACCGGGCGCTTTCCGTGACGAATGGGATGATTCGGGGGCGGGAGTGACTGAGCCGAAACGCCCGCGACTGACGCCGCTCAAAGCGATTGCGCTTTTGCGAAAGGTCGAGAAGTCTCGCGGCAGCGGCGACCTATACGACAAGAACTACGCGCTGGAGACGGTCGCCGATGCGCTAGAGAGCCACATCGCTGCGGAGTTGATGAAGCGCAAGAGGCGCCCATGACCCAATCGCTCAGCGCTGAGGAGATAGCGGAGTTGCTAGCCTACTTCGGTCACCACGGCGAATTGCCGCACGGTGTCGAGGAGGCGCTTCTCGGCATGGCGTCTAAGCTCCTGGAACTCGAGGCGCAGCTCTACGCATTGGACAAGGCAGCCGCTGTGCTCGTCACAAGCGACGGGCTGCGCTTCGCGCCGGATGGCGAATCGGTCGAGATCGCGGCTGGGCATGTCGGCTGGCCCGGCCCCACATCCCGGGCGAAAGGGGGTTGAGGATGGCGAAGGAATTGGACGCAAAGACGCTGCGCTATGTCGCGCGGTGGCATGGGCGACAGGCGGTGGCGGCTGGTTTAGCTGGCCTTCGTTGCGGTGAGACGATGCACACGTTCGCCGCCCATCAGTGGGAGAAAGAGGCCCGCTCCATCGAGCGCAAGGCAAAGAAGAAAGCGAGCAAGCGTCATGGCTGACTCAAAAGGCGAGACGAACGGGAAGGCGCTGGAGTGGATTGGTGCAGAGGGTGAGGCGTGCCGCCTAGCTGTTTACCGGAAGCCTGGCGACTATCACGCTACGCAAGGCGACGTGGACGACCTGATCCGAATGCTCCTCGCCAACCCCGAAGCCCGAATGGCGGTGCTGGGCGCCATGCCGGAGTTCGTTGATGCGCAAACCACCGCAGCGACGCGCCTTGTCAGCGTTGCGCATCTCGAAGAGGCGGCGGAGCTGCTGCGGTGCTACCTCAGTGGCTCGCACGGGGAATGGGACATGCGGCGCGTCGCTTGGGTTCGCCGCGACCAGGCCCCCCACGCCCCAACCGCCGAGAGCCCGGATACGAGGGAGTGGCTTGTTTGTTCATCGTGCAAAGCCAAGCGATTCGTAGACCGAGCGACGTTCGTTTGCAGGCAGTGCCTGGGCATGAAGTGCGACCCTGAGCCCGCCCCCGTCGCCGAAGCTCCGGAGCGGGTGACGCATGCCCGAGCCTTGATGCTCCTGGAGCATCACAGCGATTCGCTGCCATCATCGTCGGCCGTTTTGCGTCGGTACATCCATGAGCAAAAGGCCGACAGTAACGCGCTCAAGTACTGGAGCACCCGCGCCCGTGAATTGGAGGCGAGCGGGAAAGCCGAGCGCGACGCCCTGCGCGCCAAGCTCTCCGAGTCAGAGCGGAAGCTGGGTGAGGCATCTCGACCGCTTTGGCACGGCAGACTGCTGAAGCTTGCAGAAAAGTGGGCAGAGGAAGCCCGTGACGAAAGTGGCGGAGATTGGGTGCACGAGCCACTCGCGCGCTGCGCCAACGAGCTAAACGCGGAGCTGATGGCGCTTCCGTACGCAACCGAGCTCCAACCAGCAGCGAAGGAACCCACCGGAGGGGAGCCAGCCAAGCTGACGACGGTCGAAGCGCTGCCGCGGTGTCGCGCTACAAGAAAGAACCCAGCTGGCTCTGTCGTGCAATGCGTGCACCCTCGGAACCATCTCGGTGTTCATTCTGCGCTCGGTGGCGAGTGGCCGAACCAGGCCGAGGATTGGGACTTTGGTAATCCAGACCTGAATCCCACCCCTCCCGCGGCGGAAGCGGAGCCAAGGTTTCGGGTCGGGCAGCGGGTCAAGGTTACCGGCATGCAACTGCGAGTCGGAGAACTCGGGGAAGTGCTTGGGTTCAACTCGGCGAATGACGGAAGGTGGTCAGTCCGTTTCGCCGGAGGAGTTGGTCGCTACCTGCCTAACGAGCTTGAGCCCGCCGACCCCGCGCCACCAAGGCCAGGCGGCGACAGGCCGTTGATGATGTCGGAGCTATCCCGAGCTATCCAGGTCGCCACGAAGCACCCGCGAGATGGCGTCGCGTACATCGACCCAGAGGCCTTAGTCGAGGCGCTAGAGCGGAAGGGGAGCGAGAAGCATGGCTGACTCAAGCACCAAAAAGAAGCGCGTCGAGGAGTACGGCGTTCGCTGCGTCAAGGGTCGCTGGTCCGAGTGGTCGCTGGACGGCAACGGCATCGAATGCGAAACGAAGGAGCAAACGAGCGGGCTCACGACGGAAGACCTGAAGTGGTTGCTAGAGCCGCACATCGCTTCCTACGTCCCCGAATCCACCCAACCGGCTGGGGAGTGGGTGAGCTGCGAGGAGCGGATGCCGGAACCGGTCGAGGACGAGACGGTACTGATGTATTTCGCGACGACCGAGGTTCTCACGGGAGCGTGGGATGGCGAGGACTGGATACACGGCGACACTATCATTCCGCGCCGACACGTTACCCACTGGATGCCGCTCCCCGCCCCGCCCCAACCGAAAGGCACAGGATGACCGACCGCATTCACATGGCCTGGTACGTTCCCAGCGATGCGCGATTCGCTTGCGACGAGCTTTGCGGGGCAGACAACGTGCCGCCATCGCAGGCTGTCGAGGTCAAGTCGCACAAGGAAAAACCAGCCGGCGCCAATTGCTTCGCCTGCAGTGAGCGCCATCACTCATGGGCACTCCGTCACCAGCGGCGCCGAGAAAGGACAGCGCGATGACTGATGTGATTTCAAGACTGCGAAAGCTGACTGCGTCTACTGCCGACGCCGATTCGCGCTGCCCATGCGGGATATGTCAAGCATTCCGCGCCCTCCCGCTGCTGCTCGACTTGGTCGAGGCGGCGGACAGGTTTATCAAACAGCCGTCCCCGTTCGACGAGGTGCGAGCGCACCAGCTTGAGGACTACGACACCGCCCGAGCCGCGTTGGAGAAAGTGGGGATGGGGTGAGCGACTGTCCGGATTGCGGGAGGCCCAAGCGGCGCAGCCTAATTTACGGCGGCAGCAGCGGATTCTGTCTCGCTGAGGTGATGCCTGAATGGGTTGGGAATTGCCGCGTCATCACCATCGATAGACTGCGCTCACAGCTTTCCGCAGCCCTGGCGCGAGCGGAGGCGGCGGAGCTGGAGAACAGTGCCTGGCGGGCGCTGGCGGAGTGGGAGGCTGAGCCTGGTGTTTACCGAGCGCTCGTGGCGGAGGAGCGGTACGAGTCAAGCCACTCGTATCGATTCTGTGCAGAGGACGGCAAAGAGACTCGCTACGGGGCCGGGCTCACTCCGCAGGCCGCCGCCATCGACCTTGCCACCAAGCTCGGCCTCCTCAATCCCGAGTCCGGCGCGAAGGGTGAGGGAGGTGGGGAGGGAACGACCGCTAAAGGAGTAGTCAAGTGAGCGCAAGGTCCTGTCTCGTGCATCGAAGGCCGTTCGAGCGGATCATGCTCGTCGCATCAAACCCGTTGCGCTACGTGACGTGGTGTCTCGAATGCTTCCGGGCCGGCGCCCGCTACACGGTCGTGCCGACCGCTAGCCAGCCTAGCAAGCGCGAGGCCCAGTGACGTTCCTGCTCCTGATGGGCGCCCTAGTCGTGGTGCTGTTCGGGTGGATCGTCGCGCTCGGCGGCCTCAAGTGTGAGGGCTGCGAGACAAGCAAGCGGGGCGCCCCGTGCACCTGTTACGAAAACGAAAGCGGGTACCGATGGTGAAGCGCGTTGACCTGGACAAGCTGGAGGCCGAGCTAGAGAAGTGGCGTGGAGAGGTGCCGCTACCTTGCGACGTCGTGGTCTCAATGATCGCAGAGCTGCGCGCCTATCGACAACCGAAACCAAGGGCGCCCCGTAAAGGACCCTACGAGTTGAGCGGGCGAAACCGTTCGATTCGCTAACCAACGTAACTAGGGAGCAATGATGGCAACTTTTCTCGAGATTGAACGCAAGAAGCAACTAGACGCGATTGCCCGGGCCACGTTCGGGTGGCCTGACGACGGCACGCGCCGAACCTACTCGGTCGAGACCGTGATCGAGACAATCAAAGAATTGCGCGCGTGCGCGGCCGGGCCCATCGACGAACGCGAACAGGCCGCCTTTGAACAAGGAAAGAAGTCCGCGCACCCCGCAACATGTGGTTGCATCGGTTGCCTGAACAGTGATCACTAGAGACAGCCACTAGCGAGCGAACATGAAAGACAACCCTTTTGGCTGGACTCTCGATCGCGCGTTGCGCGCGTACAAGTGCGACGGGTGCGGGCGAGCGGTGCGCAAGGGCGACCGCGCTTACTTTCACCCGTTCTCCGTGCGGCACCTGAAGTGCCTGCCGACCGCTAGAGAGGGACGCTAGTGGTCAGTCGCCGAACGGCTTGACTCTTGCGTCATAGGCAATCATGAAAGGTCCACTCTTCAGTTTCTACGGCGCTAAGTGGCGCATTGCGCCTAAGTACCAGAAGCCAGGCCCGCGCATCGTCGAGCTGTTCGCCGGCTCGGCCTGCTACGCCTCGCGCTACCCGGATCGGGCCGTGCTGCTTGTCGAGCGTGACCCGCTCTTGGCGTCACTCTGGCGCTACCTGATCAAGGCAACCCCAGAAGAGATTAGAGCGCTGCCAGACATCACAGCAGACACGCACGTGGACGACCTGCCGATCTGCCAAGAGGCGCGATGGCTTGTTGGTTTCCAGATCAACGGAGGTAGCTCAATCCCCAAGAAGTCTGTTCCCTCGCGTTTGCGTAACCCCCTCTTCCCTCGCTTCGAGGCTGGCGCCTGGTGGGCAGCGCGACGCGCCGCGACGGCGCAAGGCGTGGCCGAGATCAAGCACTGGCGGATCTTCGAGGGCGAGTGGTACGACGCGCCACAAGACTTCGGCGCTACCTACTTCATTGACCCGCCGTACGAGAACGCCGGCAAGCACTACCGCTTCTCGACGATCGACTACTCGGCGCTCGCTAACTTCTGCGAAACGCTGCACATGCAAGGCCAGCGCGTGATCGTGTGCGAGAACACTGGCGCGACGTGGCTCCCCTTCCGCCACCTGGACAACGTCAAAGCCAGCACGCGCCAGGGCGCCCGCTACTCGGCCGAAGCGGTTTGGCCTTGAATCCGGTAGCGAACCCTAGCCCGCGCAACCAGCGCTCACCCCTTCCAAGCCCGCAACACCAGCCACACCCCGCAGCAGGCGAACAGTCAGCGCTTGAACAGCCAGGCGATGAACGCCAGGAACGCAAGTAGCGAAATTGCGAACTGCAACCAGGGCGCCCGGCTTTTCACCACGACGCCCTCCTTGCCGATGGTAACCTCGCTGACCGAGTCCATCTCCTCGCGGTAGGGCTCGGAGCCTGGCGCGTTAGACTGCTTCAGCGCCGCCAGGGCGTTTTGAGTTCCACGCCGGTTCTGTTCGGCGCGTCGCTGCTCGATTGCGGACTGTTCCCGGATGCGGTCCGCCCTGGCGACCTTTTCGTCCACAGTCCCGTTAGCCACCGACGGCACCTTCCGGGCAGCGCTTACGAATCTCGGAGACAAGTCCCTTGGCCGCATCCTCGGTCTTTTTTGCCTGCTCCAGGCGGCCGCGCATGGCGTCGATGTAGTTTGCCATCATCGTGTTCATGTCCTCCAAGCGTCGGTCGATGGAGACGTACAGCTCGCTGAGCTTGTGGACGCTCTTGGCAATCTCCTCGGTCGCTTGGGCGCTTTCGGCGATGTGACTTTCGGCCTTCACGGCGCGCTTGTCCGCGTCGCTCATGCGCTTGTCGAACGTCTCTAGGATGGTGACAAGCTTTTCGAGTTCGGCGACCTTCATGGTTTCGGGTCCTGAATGCCCGGAACGCTGTAGGGTGAATCGCGCACGAAGCCCGCTTCCGGTAGCGGGATGAGTGGCTCGATGCTGTAGAAAAGCAGACCTTCGAGGCGACGGCGCTTCTCGCGCACGTCGGGCTGATTGCCGTCGATGGAGTGGACCCAGCCATCCCCGTCGATGCGGTCGAAAACGAAGTGATGCTGGAAGGGCTGCGAGACGTAGCCGATGTCACCGCGCGACGGCGTCCGGGTCGTGTGAAGCTTCGCGGGTCCGAGGAACCCTAGCCCGTCGTGCCAGTGGACGCCCTTCGCGAGCCCGGCCTGGCGCAGGCACCACAGGGCGAAGCAGCCGCACCACTCTTTCGTCTTGGCGTACTCGTGAACCTGGGCGTCGGTCCACTCAGGCGGTAGCACGTCGCGCCAGTACGCCTCTACCTTGGCCGAGCCTTTGGATTGCGGCCCGATTTCGGCGGTGGCGATTTCGAGGATTCGCGCGCGGTAGTCGATCATCCTTTGACTCCAGTGAAGAAGCGCCAGAGGGCTCGGAGGGTGCGCAGGGCGGCTTTCACGGCGCCCCGCATCCACCGTTGACGATGAGTTCGCAGTACTCCCGAGCGCCCTTGGCCCAGGTCACGCGCGGGTCGCCCAGGGCAGCTGTGCATGCAACGAAGGCTCCGTCCAGCGCGCCTTGGACTACCTGCTCTTTGCGCTCGACCGTCGTCGCAGGCGAGCAGGCAGACAGCAGTAGGCAAAGAACCAGAGCACGAGTCAGGGCCTCTCGTACTCTTGGCAAGGGTGTGGCCGATAGCATCGAGCGAACCGAGACCACCCTTGCCCGGGTCGGTGGACAAGCCAGCGCTGCCAGCCGCCGTTGACTCGGCGAAACTTCAGCGTTGAACCATCCGCTTGCGGGACGTACTTGGCCTTGTGGCGCACGGGTCACGGCCCTTCCGCCTTGCCCAGGGTCAACCCAAGCCCACCGAGCCCAAGCCCGACCTTCTGCAACAGGTCGCTGTACTGCGGAGCGAAAACGCTCGCGATGGCGGAGAGGATGCCCAAAACGAGCGAGACGTTGCGGGCTGTATTTTTGGTGACGGGACCGGTAGGGATTCTGATCATTGGATGCTCATCAGGTAGGGCTGGACCGCTTGCAGCAGGCCATAGGTGGGGTTGTCCATCAGCTTGAGGTAGCCGGAGTTGTTCGGGTGCGTGGTGTCGACGAAGTCACCAGCATTCCAGGGGCAGGCGTTGAAGGCGTCCCAGCGAATCAACACGCCAGGGTGCGCCGCTTCGAAGGTGTCCCAGACGCCAGTCCCGGCAGCGGTCAGCGAGTTGTTGAAGGTTGTGACGGCCGCCGTAGAGCCGTTGATGTCGGTGATGGTGGTGACCGCAATCCTCACACCGGGCTGCGCCTGGACCGCTTGCGTGTAGATGTTGTTGAGCAGCGTCGTATAGTCCGCGGTGCTCACATCGTTTGTGCCGGCGAACAGGCAGATCAGCTTGGCGCGTCGGTAGAGACCCTTGGAGCCGCCGCCGAACCCGAGACCCGTCGTGGCGTCCAGAATTCGCGTGTTCATCTGGAGGCACGTATTGCCCGAGGATGCGGAATGCGAGTAAGGAAACGCCTGCCCGACAGCTAGCGGCCCAATCGGGTCAGCGTAGGCGCCCAGGGCACGCATGCGTTGCGAGAGCAGCGTGACCATGCCGCCGTTGGTCGCGTTCTGTGCAGTGGTGATGCTGTCACCGACAAAATAGACGCAGGGCTTCGTGGTGCCGGGCCATTTGGCCATGAGGGCGGCGACCCAGGGGCTGTATTCGGCGAACGTCTTGTTCGCACCGAAGAATGCCCGCTCCCGGATTACGCCGAAGAACCCCAGCGTGTCCGCGGAGCCCGTCTTGACGCCGACACCAACGATGTTCGCCGAAATCGCGCCGGCCGTGAGGAACGCAGCCGCCGAGCTTTCGGCACTACCGTTGATGCTCGTTCTGATTGTGAGCCCATCGATTGACGACTGCACGACGACACAGAGCCCCGCCATGATTTTCTCGGACGTGGCCGTGCGCGCTGGCCCGCTCGGGGCCCCGTCACGCTCGAAGTACCAATCACCAGCCGAGCTGAGATAGAACTGCCCGTTGCCGGTGTTGCCGCTGTCCCTGACCGAGTCCACACAGTAGGCGCCGCTGGCCAGCCCCAGCTCGAAAACGGCAATGGAACAAAACGGCTTGTTCGTTCCGTTGACGGCCGCGATGTAGGTCGCATCGACGCCTTTCATCCAGCCAGTCCCGGTTGGGTAAGCAAAGGCCGGCTGACCGTCGCGCGGGTCGGTGATGAGCGTTTGGGTTCCCGCTCCGCCGACTTTCGTGGAGATTGACGTACCGGACACGAGGCTCGTGTAGGCGGTGATGTCCGAGCCCGACGTCGTGTAAGAGGCGGGGCGCGACGCGTCGAGCCACCAGGCGGCGCCGAGGGACGTAAAGTCGGGACCGTTGCTACTTCTGCCAGCAGCAATGCGGCCGCGGTTGAGGCGTGGGGCTCGAATCCGTGAAAAGGACATCAGGGCTCCAGCAACGTCGCGGACTTGCCGCTACCTTTTTCGATCTGGATGAACGTGCCCGCTGCGGCCCCGAGCCAACCGAAGTATAGCGTGCCACCAGGCGAACAATACGGCAGCTCCCGCTCCATCATCTCGCCGTCCGGGACATAGCTGCCGTTCGTGGTCGCCTGTTGCGGCGGGTCAGCGGGAACGGGTAGCACGTTCATCTGGGCACCAGTCGGGGCGGAGCTGCCAATGGGTAGGCAACGAACTACCCAGCGGACCGCGGCCCCGACTGGCCGAACGCGAATCCAATTCCCCCTGAAACCATCCGGCAGGGCGAACACGCGCGCCGTGGTGTCAAGCGTGCCGTAAAGCACGGTCGTGTTGTTCGTGCCGTCGCCGCTCGGCGCAATGCTGTCTGTTGCCTTCAACGTCATGTCAGATGTCTCCTGCTGCGGCTTGCGCCGGTAGTTGCATGCCTTCGGTCAGCTTTCCTGGGCTCCCGCCGCCGCTGCCTGAAGTCGGTTTGGCCGCCTGCGCATCCTTCGCGGCGTCTTGGATGGTCATCGCCTTGGTCATCTGCTGCAGCGCCGTGAAGCGCGTCGGCTCGAGCGATGAGTCGCCCACGAAGTCGAAAACGGTGCTGAGCATGATTCGGCGCTGGTATGGGATAGCCTTGGTTCTGTGCTGAACCACGTCGGCCACCTGCGTTCGGAGTTGCTTGAAAGTGAGCGGGTGGACCGTCTTTAGCATCTCGATTGCCTGGCGGTTCACGACGCCGCGTCCGAGGTCGGCGATGACCTTTTCGGGTTGCAGCGCGCCCATCGCGGCGTTTAGGAATTCGCGTTGCTGTAGCGGAGAGACGCGCGTTTTGATGGCAAGCGGCGTCAGTGTTGCTCCCGTGTCCGCGTGCGTCTGGGGAATCTTCGCAGCGAGAGCTTGGTAGATGCCGAGCAGTTTTTGCGACACCGCCAGGCCAACGTTCGGATACTGCGCCGTCACGTCGGGGATGAGGTTGCTGATGTGCTGCTGAGCGAAGGCGGGCTGGGCGAGCTCGCGAACGCGCTCAGCTGTGCGCTCGTACTGCTCGGCGATGCTCTTGCCCTCGAAAGCCGTGGTCAGGACGGGCGCCTTGACCCGCTCACCCGTGCCGGCCAGGGCCTTGGCGGCGGTGTCGATGACGTTGTCGGTTTCGGCGGCGCGGCGGGCCAGGGTGGCAATAAGCGCGTTTCCACGCTCCCGTACCATCTTGTTCGCGATCGCCGCAGCGCCGCCGTAAGCCATGGCCCCGAGCGCGCCGACGTTGCCGGTGGCAAGCGCCCCGAGCGCGGAAGTCAGACCGAGCGCATGGTCCGAGGGGGACACGCCGCGGCGCCCTTGGGCCATCTGGTCCGCCTTGTTCGCTACCTGCTCGAGCTTGTTGAAGCTGCTGTAGAGCCGATTCGCTTCGTTGTAAGCGTTCGGGTTTTCGCCGACCTTGGCCAAGAACGTGCCGGCCTCTTCCTTGAGATAGTCGGCAAGGATGCGCTCGACCTTCTGTAACTGCTCGGCGCCCTTGGGCGGTGGGGCTGGCAGACCGCCACCAGGCGGCGGCTTCGGGTAGACGCGCGAGGCCAAGTCCTGACGGAACTGGTCCAACTCGCGGAACGACATGGCGGCCTGTTCCGGGTTGGCCGACTCCATGGCCATGGCCGCCCGCTCGCGAACAAGGGAAAGCTCTCGCTGTGCCGCCCGAATCTCGGAGCGCACGCCTGGTGAGTTGCTCTTCAGGGCAGGCGCGAAAACTTGCTCGTCTGCCCGGCGCAGGAACTCCCCAACATCGGGGCTATGGCCGGTGGCAGCCATGCCCTCCGAGATGGTGTCCTTGAGCCCGCTCAGCTTCGCCTGCGCCTCGGTCTTAGCTTGCGAAATCCTGGACAGGGACTCGCCAACGTTCGCCGCGGGCTGCAGCACGCGCTGGCCGGCGAGTTCGCCCGTCTCGAGCTTCGTGTTGAGCAGGTCGTCCATCGTCGCGTCGACACGCGCCTGTCCCGCCTCACCTACCGCGCGGCCCGCCAGCTTGGCCCGCTGCGGACCGGTCAGACCGATCGCGTCGGCCGCCTGGTCTCGCGCGATTTGGTTCAGGGTCTCTTTCTTCGGCACCAGCCGCTCAAGCCCTTCGCCGACCGCCTTGGTCCCTGCGCCGAGCAGCCCACCGACGACGCCGCCGAACAGCGCCCCATGGCCCATACCGGCGACAATCTTCTCGGCCGTGATGGCGTCGCCGTTCAGGACGGAATCGTTCGCCTCCTGGGCGGCCCCATAGAGCGCGCCTTCTGCGGCGCCCCGGGCGGCCATCTTGGCGCCGGCAATACCGATGCGACCCAGCGCGGTCTCGCCCGTCGCCCCAAGCGCAGCAAGGCCCCTGGCGGCCCCTTCCTCGACCAGGCTCCCGACGCCGGCAATGGCGCGGTGACCGGCTCCGAGCGCCCGGACTGCGCCGCTGGCGGCCTGCCCAGCGGTCCCGAGCGCCCCGGCGCCTTCCGTGGCGGCCGCAGCGCCCTCAGCAGCGCCGGCTCCGCCGCCCGAGAGCACCAAGGGGGCAAGCGCGCCGCCGATTTCGCCGACCGTGCTTGCTACCGGGTTGGCTTGCCTGAGCCCCTGGAGAGCCTTGCGGGTGTCATCGCCGCCGATGCCGGACAGGAGCGCGTCGGACGCCCCGAGGGTAAGGCCGCGGGCAGCGCCGGCCGCCGTGGCCTTGGCGACGTTGCCGACCCCTTCGCCGTACTGCTTCTGGGCGTGGGCTTGCTCGATCTCGGCCGGGGTCAGAACCTGATAGCCGGGGTGATTTGCCTCGGCCGCGTCGAGGGTAACGAGCGTCCCTCGCTGGTCCCGCGCAAAAACCTTGGCCCCCTTTTGAAAGAAAGCCTTCCCCTCGGCAACGGCTTGCCCATACGCCTCAGGGGCGATCGGTTGCCCGTTGGCGTCGTACGCCTGGGGCTGGACGAAGGGGGCCGGTTCCGCCATTTAGCGGACCTCTTGGGCGGACGCCGCCGGTCGATTGTCGGTGCCGAAAATGGTCTGAACCATGGCGCGCTGATCGGGAGCGAGCGCCTGGAGGAACGCCGCACGCTGGTCGGGCGTCATGGCGGAGAGTTCGATCTTCGCCTTCGAAATCGCCTTCTGCTTCAGTCGCTCGGCTGCCTGAATGCGCTCTCGGCCGGAGCCACCCAGGCCACGCGCTTGTTTCTCGGCCAAGTTTGCGTCGTTGTCGCTCTTGCCGAGGAATTGCTGCGCGCCGCGGGCCAGGCTAAAGGTCGCCTGATCCAGGTCCTGCCCGCGCTTGCGGGTGTCGGTCCCGGGGATGTTTTTGGTGATGGCGTCGAGCGGACCGGAACGCGGGTCGTCTGTGTCCGATTCGCCGTACCCGAGCGCCGTGACGTGTCCCTTGATTTCGTCGGCCGCTTGGACCGTCTCCAGAGCAGCCGCGAGGGAATTGGTCTTTTCGCTGTCGATGGCGCGGCCGGGCTCCTTTTGGCCGCCGTTGGCGATTTCGCGGTAGTCCTTGAGTCCCGCAGCGGTCTCAGCCAACGCCTGGCGGAAAGTCTTGCGGGGCGCGCCGCCGCCACCCTGCATCGAAAGCTTCTGCTCGATGTCGACCTGAGCGCCCTGGCTGTTTTGAGCCTGGAGCGCGGCCCGCTGCGCCTCGGTCTGCAGCATGGCCTGGTTGTAGTTCTCGAGCGCGCTCGGGGTGCCAATCTTCTCGGCGTAGCTCTTGAGCATGCCGTCTCGAACCGTCCAAGCCTGCTCGCGCAGGTGGTCGGCTGCCAGGTTCTCCGACCCGAAGCGCTGCACCATCTTGGCGTATTGGTTATCGATGTCGTTCCCCTTTTCGCGCGCGCGCTGGTACTGCTCGCGCTGGCCGGCAATCCACCGGTCGATGGCCTGGTTCGACATTTCCAGGCCAGTGTTGCTGCCGCCTCGAAGCCCCTGGAGCGCGCCACCGAGCGTGATGCTGAGCGCCGTGGCGATGTTGGCCATCGTTCCGCGGCTTTCCCAGTAGTCCTCCATCTGCGGCGTCTTGAGCTGCGCTGCCTCTTGCATCGCCGCGTCGCGCTTCGCCTGGTAGTCCTGCAGCATCGCTTGCTGCTGCTCGAAACGCTGCTGCTGCGCCGCCATCTGCCCGGCTCGAGCGGCGTATTCGCCCTGCTGCGCCTGGTACGCCTGCTCCTGGCGAAGCGTCAGCGACTTGGCCAACTCTTCGCCGTACTTGTCGGACGCGCCGAGCGCTTCCTGGGCGGCCGCTACCTTGGTCGGGTCGCCGCCGGGATTCTGGAAAGTCGTGTATTTCTGCGTCTCGCCCGTCACGCCAAGCCCGCGCGGACCACCGCCACCGCGCGGCTGCATGGCTTCGCGCATGAGCTGGTCGCGAATGGCGGCCTCGTCATCGGCAGGCGCGCCGGTCTGCTGAGGTGCCGCAGAACCACCACGAGCCAACGAGGCAGGGTCGACGCCAACCGGCTGTGGCTTACCGACACCCTGACCGGTCGGCATCCACCCGGGCTGCTGGGGCTTCGTTTCATGTGAAACGCCTTGGGGCCTGACGCCCGCGCTGGCCATCTCGGCGCGGATCGCGTCCGCCTGGTTCGCCTGCTGCTCTTGGGGAGTCGGAGCCGGCAATGTCGGAATCTGGTCGCCCCACTGCGCCATGGGCCCACCACCCGGACCGGCAACGCGCATATCAGGGCCGGCCGGCGGAGCTGGAGGCAGCCCAGGCGGCCCAGGTAGCCCCGCCGCGCTCAGCTGGTCAGGGCTCATCGGGAGCGGCAGAAAGCCACCTGACGCCGTCTGAACGCCCGCTTGCCCCGTCGCCGGGTCGATGATGTACCCGCCGGCCATCAGTAGTGATACCCCGCGGGGCCGTAAGCCTCGTAGTCGGGCTGTTGCACGTCGGGGCGGACGAAGCCGCTGGATGGCAGCTCGCCGCCGAGGGCTTGGAGCTTGAGCCGCCGGTCGAGCTCGTCCTGGCGCCGCTGCACTTCGCTCAGGGCGGCCGTGTTAGCCAAGGTGAGCCGCGGGGCGTTGATTGCCTTCTGCCCGTCCGGGGCCCGCTCGACGACGCCAGGCAGGTGTTCCAGGTCTTGCGCCATGGGGCCGACGTAGCGGCCGGCGCCGTCCTGCTCGGGCTTCTTGTAGCTGTATTCGTAGCCCTGTGCGGGACGAAGGTCGGGCGCCTTGAAATCGCCCATCGCGCCGAGCGCTTGGAGCTGTTGCATCCGAGCGTACTGCTCCGGCGACGGCATGCTGTCTCCAGCCGGCGCATCCTCGAAATTCCGGTGAGACATGCTGTCCGGGACGATGTCTTTCTTGGCGCGAATGTCGCTCTTCGTTCCGCCGCCCTGCATCTGCGCGTAAGCCCCGAGCGCGCCCGTGGCGGCGCCGAGATACATGCCGGTTTGCGCCGTGCTGTTCGCCTGCGCGGCGTTGTAGTTGGCCGAGCCGAG